CATTTATGTCTAGAAATTGACCCCTCTGTGTCCAAAATTAGTTTACCACTTCAATGGCTTCTGAATAATTCAGAAGCCATTATTATTTTTTATTCAACAGAAAAACCCCGGAAACCTTGCGGTTCCGGGGTATCTTACGTTTGGACACAATGTACCTTGCGGTACTCAATATATATTAATCAGTGATTACTCGATGATTGTAGCAACACGTCCTGATCCTACAGTACGTCCACCTTCACGATACTTTAATCCCGTTTCACCTCATATTTTTTATGATTTTCTCTCCAAAATACAGTGAAAAACGGCTGATTTGCACCATGTATTTTTATTTGCCTGATTTCTTGGCACCGTTTTGGCACCGGAGAATACTCAAACCGATTCTCTTCTGTAGCTACTAGATACTTCTCTACCAACTTTATATTGCACCGGTAGTTTTTAACTGTTATAATCGAAACATGGGTGCTGCCATAACGGTAGGCGGTTAGTCCTTCTCCAGAGGGACTGTGACCCTCTGATTACATAGAAACCTGTAAAGGAATCCAGTGGAAAGGAGGGCTAAGCCAATGAGTATTGTTGACTTCATAGCAGTAGTGAGCTTCGGCTTAACCTGCTTTAGTATCGGATATACATTGGGTTATCAATAGTTAGTATAAATATTATTTTGTGCAATTTGCCTTTGATGTAGCTCCGATCTGGCTCTGATCCATGCACTTCCGAAGGCATAATGCACAAAAGGCAGCGGCTTTTTCTATCCGCTGCCTTCTCTAATCTTTCGTTTTTCAGTTTTCTTACATATTGTCCGGAATAAATTCTGTATGTTCCGGTGCTCCTGAAATCCAAAATTCATCTGTGGTCTTGTACCATATTTGTCCTGATATAGTCGCCTTTTCTGTTACTGTTTTTTCGTCAAACATAGTAACGCCACAGATCGCGTCATCATCGGAGGAAGGTCTGCGTCTGAGACGAAGTTTTCCGTCAAATACCCTTCTAATTTTTCCGTGTACTTCTTCGGTTGTGTTTGCCGCTACGATCGCTGCTTCGATGTCCTGATCTGTGATTGCGTTGCTGATCTGTTCCGCTTCTTCCTTCGTCATACTTCCAACGATATTTCCATCTTCGTCGTACACCTTTAATGTCCCGTCTTCGTTTTCGTCAAGTGCACCGTCTGGCACATCGTCTGTTAACTCCACTTTTAACGGATGGACTTTTGTTCCATTTTCATCGAATACCATCATTCCTGTATTGTCCGCTTTGTTTTTGGCGTACAGAAGTGATTTGTATTCTTTCGCTGTCCTTTTGGCTTCTTCGAATGTTTCTCCGACATAATATTTCATAGTCTTTTCCTCTCTGGCTTATTTCTTTTTCAGGTATGCACTGGAACTGAATCCGATGTACTCTGTACCGTCAAGTGTTACTGTGATGTACAACCACTTCACACCGTTCGCGACATTGTAATAACCATAGTTATGTACAGTTGTTCCTTTCGGAATCAGGCACAGAGCTTTTTTGTTGGTTCCGGCATCGTTGCGGCAATACAGATCCGCGGTAGTTACGTAGGATCCAGCAATAGCTGGATTCTTTTTCTTTGCATAGCATGTCGCCTTCACGGTCCTTGTAATCGCCTGGTTTGAATCCTGTTTTGTCTTATCCGTGGTTACTGCTGACCCGTTCAGAATGCTGTTCACTTCTGTCTGGACAGCTACCGGATCATAACCGCAAATTCGTAATGCACTCACCCTTTCATCTCCGTTGCCCCACTGTCCCGCGATCACCTCGTGGGCTACTTCTTTTACGGTTTTGCCCGGTTTTCTTACTGGATTTTGGACAGCGGTGTCAGTGTCGTATTTCGGCACGATAAAGCCGCGGATATAGCGTCCGTTGATAGACACGGTTCTTTTCTTTACCGCATCATTGTAGTTACCTTCTGTGACCACGAAATAGCCTGCTTCTTTGTTTGTGTAAGTTACAGTTCCGACATGATCCGGTGTTCCGGTACAGTCCCCCTTTCCGGTATCGTTCCAGTCATACAGCACTGCGTCTCCCGGCTTTGGCACATATGCGTCATTTTCCACCCATACGCCCATCTTTTTCGCTTCTTCAATTAAATAATAGCAGCTAATCTCAATCGGCATAATAGCGGTATATTTGAGTGCGACAGCAAGTGCTGACCAGCAACAAGCACACCACGCCCAACTATACTCCATCTTTGTATTGCGCGGAAATTTTCCAGTAAAGCTGTTGTAAATGTTGATAATAGATTTATATGAGCCGTCTGCTTCATTCTTTCCAATCCAGCTTTCCACCAGATCGACTACTGCCTGCCTCGAATATCCCACTTTTGTACCTTCTTTCTTTGAGTTATCCACATTGTCCACATTTTTGTCATACTGCGTAAGGTTGTACTGCACAATTAATGCATAGACGTTGTTGACGTATGTAGAACTTGTCGCATATCCATCTGCCTTAATCGTATTTAAGTACACCTTCGGATCTGTGATTCCTTTCAGATTTGCATACCGTGTCAACTGAATGAATTCAAAGTATCCTTTTACGCCTTCTTCCATGCTGTCGTATACGCGGAAGTTGTCCTTAATCGTGGTAAGTGTTCCGGCTGTGTATTCTTCTTTTGTGGTCATATTTACGGATTTGCCTTTCCAGGCTGTTCCACATTTTAAACCGAAGTAGTTGTGATATACTGCCGCAAGTTTCGACTCTCCCCATCCGGACTCCAGAATTGCCTGTCCGATAATCGGGGAATGTACGGTAATACCGTACAGCCCCGCATATTTTTTAACTAATGCTGCAATTTTTTTAATAAATTCCTGTTTTTCCATTCTGTTCGCCGTCCTTTGACTTCTGTGTTAAAATTTCAATTGCATTTTCAATTACTGTTGGAAGTGGTACTCCCATCAATCCCGCGTTTTCCACAATACTGATTAACTCATTTGCGATAAATCCGATAATAACCGCATTTCTGATATAGTCCACGCCGATTGTCAGATCTAAACGGTAGGCAATCAGCACGAACAGGAGCGTTACTCCTTTTCTGCATAACCCTTTCCATCCAGCACGGCTTTCCAGACCTCCACTTTCTGTTTTGTTGCTTTTGTGAAAAAAGCCTGCGACTGCCAGCCCTGAAATATAATCCGCGCACATAAATACAATCAATGTGATAAGTGCCTGGTCCCATCCACCGAATGCATCCGCAATCATGCTTCCAACTACTCCGATAGTAGTACAAATTCCTTCTTTCACCATATGTCATAACCTCCTTAATTTCATTTCGATCCTGTTAAGATCATGTTCTGCCTGTTCTCTTTCTTCTGAAAAATCGTCAGGGAAGACCGCGCCCGCGATCCTCTCCTGCTCGATCAAGACAGTTTGCTTTCTGACGATCCCTGCCAGCCTTTCCACCACATCGCACATCATGTCGACGATTTCCAGCAGGTTCCCGGCTCCGTTTTCATACGGTTCCTTTGTTTCGTCCATTGCTGTCCCTCCTACTGTTCTTTGCTTTCTTTAATCAGATCTTCGCAACCGCTTTCGGCAAGGATTACTTCGACCTTTTCTTTAAGGAGCCGCGGTACTCTTTTATAGAGTGCGATTGCTTCTTCTTTTGTTTCTGCGTACATAATTTTCTGCGCCCATAACATAGCCATCATTGTGTCACCCTCCTTTCTGAATAAAATTTTGTATAATAATTGCTCAATCAAATTAAGCATATACAACTTCCGACATTTCAAGCAGGCATGATTCTAACATCTCGTTCTTCTCCTTGAGCTTCTGAATTTCCACGCTCATTTCTGCCCGTGTCATTCCTTCTTCTCCCGGTTCTGGTTCATCATCTTTCATGTCTTCATCTTTTCCTGCCTGGTTTGTTTTTCCATATTCCCAGTATTTTTCGAAATCTTCTTCGATCTGCTCCTGCGTGATCGTGCTGTCTGCCGGAAGCTCGAATACTACTTCGTCAAATCTGTACATCTTTCGGTCTTTTGTTTCTTCCTGGAAGTATTCCTCGATGTTGTCAGTCATTCTGACAACCTTTTTCCCTCCTGGCAGGTCTTCCAGCAAGACGCTCTGCGGCTTCTGATCCGCGTCTACGTTTAAGTAAATCATTCAGTTCTTCCTTTCTTCTCTGATGTTCTAACCTTCCGTAGAATCCATTCACTTGATATGCTACTGACAGCAATTCGTCTGTGTGATATTTTTCTCTCAAACGGAACGAATCTGATTGTTCGATGTAACTGTTATACGACACAAGTTTCTGTGCTCTTTCTTTTCGCAATGTCCCATCACGTTTCAGTTCGCGATACCCTCGCAGTAATTGCCGCCGTGTGCGTTTAAAAACACGTCTCCTGATTGTTACATGCGTTCTACTGATCCTGTAGCCCGCCATGTCCAGCATTGGAACGCCACGCTGTCCTGGTCTTGGCAAGTTTCTTCGTCGCTTTTCTTCCTCAATAGGTAGCACCTTGATAATTCCTGTCGTTTCTTTTATTTGCAACTGTTGATTCTTTCCCATCCACTTGTCCAATGCTTTCGTCGCTCGCTGTTCTCCTTTTATGGATCCTGAGCCAATGGCGAAATCGTCCATAAATGTTCCACAGCGGATCACGTATGGTATTTTCTTTCCTCGCCGTGTCGATCCAGGTGTGTATAAATACCGGATTGCATAGGACATCGTGAAATTAAATAGCCATGCGTCAAGATATCCTCCGATAATCAAATGCCCGTCCGGTGCGATTGTTTCCAGATATTCCAATAAACGTATCGCATATTTTGCTTTCGGAATCTCTGTTTTCACCAGTCGTATACATACATCGTATTGCAGTGATGCGTAAGCGTGTACAACGTCCGTTTTTCTTACGTATTCAATTCCGAGTGATTCTTTCAGCAGGTATCGCCGCATCTGGTCTTTTAGCATTGTCTGTCCGTGTCCGGGAATGCTTGCGTGTTGCGTTGGAAGCAGCCGCGCTTGAATCAGCGGCTCCAGGATCAGCTTTGTGATATGCCCTAGTAGCTGGTGCATAATGCACAGCAACGCAATATCTCTGATCTTCCCTGTCATTCCATCCGGTCGCTGCCGGATCACTACCGGCTCCATGTCGTCCGGTTCGATGCCATAATCGACCAGGTCTTCCACTATTCCGAGCATTGCCAGACCAATTGCTTTGATTGCTTCGTTTTTATATTTCCGTGTTCCTGATAGGTCATCAATTCTTATGTCATCTCGCGGGATTCCGGCGTATTTTTCGATAAAAGTCAGTATGTCGTTCCTTCGCCATTTCCCCTTGAAGCACTCTTTTACTGCCTGCTCGCATAATTCTTGTTTTAATCTTTTGTATCTTTTTGTATGTGCCATTTATCTTTTGCTTTATGTGTGAAGCGGTGTTCGGTTGCGACAGATCTTTAGGCAAAACCCGTCTTGTTACTACTTGCCGCACGCATAACCCGCGGTTATACGTATCAGTTTCCTGATTTCCGGTTTTACAGATTTTCGCTTTCGCGTGGATATACGGACGCGCTTCAACAGATTGTTTCTGTCTTCAAATAAACATAAATTCGCGGACGACTATTCCAGTTCGAGTTACCCGGCGAGTTGTTACCATTCTCACCAGCCAAGCCCGCCCCCGCCGTTGTTCAGATTCATAAAACGCCAAGGACAACGCACGCCAGCGGAGTTCGTCCCGTTAAAAGCCGATCCCGCGCCCGCATACCCTTATTATTATTTGAGGGGTCTTGCCCCTCTGGTCTGCTTACTCAGACCATTCACCCCGCTTTTTACCCGCACCGCCAAGCCGCGGACGACAAAGCCAGTTCGAGTCACCCGGCGAGACGTTACCATTCTCACCAGCCAAGCCCGCGCCCCCGCCGCCGTACAGATACATAAAACGCCAAGGACAACGCACGCCAGCGGAGTACGTCCCGCTAAAAGCCGATTTGAAGAAAGTCGTCGAGGATCCACCGATCAGCTTTGGGAACAACACTCCTAATTTTGTTTTTGCGAATGCTTTTACATAGTTCCATCCGCTTGGCATTCCGGCAAAAGAAATACCTGTATCTTTGTAATCTGCTGTGATAGAGCTTGCTAACTTCTGGCTATCTCTGCATTCGTGGATCGTATAGTCGAACCCGCCACCTGCATTTGCGGTTACATTGTACAGTGGATCCAGACCGATCGCATATGCTCCATCTAATACTTCTACGCCTGCCACTCGTAACGGTGTCTTTCCTGATGTCAGATTGACTGTGCAGCCGTCTTTGTGCCCTGGAAGTTTTTCCGTATTTCCTGAATACCACGGCATCGTCGAGATACAGGTGGTCGCTGTCGTTGTAATTGTTTCTTCGATGTCCAGATTGACCGCTGTGTACTCCGTATCATTAACCGTTACTTTTTCCACTGACGCAACCTGTACAAGATCGGCAAGGTTTCTCATCCATGAGTTGTATCTGTCTTTGCTTGTCTGTTCTCCCATATCTCCGACGGACACCGTTGATCCTGGAAGGAATTGTGATCCCTGATTTGTCGGAAGTAGGATGCGTTTCACGTTTTCTTCCGGTACTGCTACCATGTACTGATAGTTGTAACTTGTACAGCCTTCTGCAATGTTTGAGTTCTCAAGGTCAAAGTGTCGTAACTGCCACATTCTCAGCAACCATCTTGTATCACAATCGTTCCACAATCCCTCGTAGGGTGTCATCTGTCGTGCTTTCTGGATTCCTGTAGTTGCGGATGCAAAATTGTATGCTTTTCTTCCTGCGCCGGATGTCAGCGCGCCTTTACTGTTAAGTCCTCCCGGAAATGATGGATGCCATGTAATCACTCGCTTTTTGTTTTCTGGATCCACGTCTGCGGCATCTGGATAATATCCTGCCCCTTTTGTCGTCCTGAACGAAATATAGTCATATGCTCCATCGTTCCACTCTTTGGTCCATAATGCAGCGGCGAATGTGTAAACAGGTGCATCCTCTCCCGTAATGTCAAAGCCGTCTTCGCCTTCGAAGAACGTGATATTCATAGTTCCGTCTTCCAGCGATAAAGCGTTCGCTCTAATGTACCAGGTTGTAGGATCCTCGTCTGTCCAGTCTTCTATCGCTTCTGTGTTCTCTGTGCATAACTGAGACGCTTCTTTGTCCGCGAGGTCGTCCATCGGTGTCATTTTTGTCACTCCTGACACCGATGGGTCATAGCTTCGTAAGGTGTATGTTTTGTCCTTCCATGCCTGCGCTGCTGCCGTCAGAAAGCGCGAAAGCAATTTGTATTTATTCGTTTCTCCCAGTGCCATTGCGCGTGGATACCACGCCCAAAAAACCCTCGTTGTATTCGTTCCGTCGATCAGCTCCTGACAAGCTGTGTCAAGCGTCTTTTCGGACGACATAGCGCCGTTTAATGTCATTGCTTCAAGCGTCGCCGCCGCTTCCTGGTTTTCTTTTAATGCGATAATGTTCAGTGCGGTCGCGATCCTCTCCTGCTGTGCGTATGATGGCAGTGTTACATCTAAGTCTGGCATTTTTATCCCTCCTCTATCCTTGTAAGTTTCAGGTGCGGAATACCGCCTTTCGCATATAATGCATAGGCATATTTCACGCTGTTGTCTTTATCTTCTATGTACTTTGCTTCATTTACCTGTTCCGCAATTTTCACCGCTTCATTTGCTTTGTCGAGTGTTTCCTGTGCTCGCTGTGCCCGGTTCTTTTCTTCCTGGACGCGGGACTCTTCGGCTTCGGTACGGCTCTGTTCGCCCTGTGCACGTTTTGTCTCTGCTGTGGCTCTGGCTTCTTCTGCCTTTACTCTCGCCGCTTCTGTCTGTGTCCTGGCTTTCTCTGCCTGGTCACGGGACTCTTCGGCTTCGGTACGGCTCTGTTCGCCCTGTGCACGTTTTGTCTCTGCTGTGGCTCTGGCTTCTTCTGCCTTTACTCTCGCCGCTTCTGTCTGTGTCCTGGCTTTCTCTGCCTGGTCACGGGACTCTTCGGCTTCGGTACGGCTCTGTTCGCCCTGTGCACGTTTTGTCTCTGCTGTGGCTCTGGCTTCTTCTGCCTTTACTCTCGCCGCTTCTGTCTGTGTCCTGGCTTTCTCTGCCTGGTCACGGGACTCTTCGGCTTCGGTGCGGCTCTGTTCGCCTGCATCTCTGGCGGCTTCGGCTTCAGCGTATTCCTGCATCGTTTTCTCAAACAGCGTGAATTCGTTGCTTGACATGATCGCACTGTCACTTCTTACGCTCTCTTCAATCTCGATTTCGAACGTGACCGATGTAACTAACTGCGACCCGTCGTTCGATTGTATTTCGACCTCGCACAATGCCGTTCCTGCCGCCGCAAGAGCATTATTCGACAATTCTACCGTGACAACGTTATCGTTGAACGTGCACGGCGTATAGACCCTGTAACGGTCTGGTTTTTTAATGTATGCTGTTGCTTTTGATCCTTCCGGTATCACATACGGTTCTCCGCAGTTGAATAAAACTGCTTCGATAAATCGTGTTGCTTTGTCGCCTTGTTTTGCATACATAGCAAATCGCTTCGTGCTCCCGGTCATCTCAACTTCAACTCGTTTTGTTATTCTTCCGAGTGCCACGCCGATTCCTTCTTTCTTTTTCTTTTTTGTCTACTTCTTCCTGCATTTCCTTAATTGTGTTCCGGTGTTCTGCGTTCATTTCTGCGATCTTGCGATTTCTCACTTCTGAAAGAACACCCTCCACGATTCCCTCCATCAGATATGCAGGCAGTGAGCTTTCATTCATAATCTGGAATACTGCACTCCTTGTGCGCTGCCTTGTATTTTCGATAGCATCAATTAAACTATTCAACTTTGTACCTCCACTTTGTTGTATAGAATCTGTATAAGTTTTAACATAAAAGGAATCATTCTTCGTTCATCCCAGTTTTCGAGTTCTCCTGAAGAATTCTTCCAGGCGATTACTGGCATGGATTCTGCCACATCTTCCGCATAGAACCCTGGTATATTTTCTCCGTTCAATTGGTCATTTGATGCAAGATAGCCGTTTTTATACCGGAACCATACCGGTGTGATATTCAGTACTTTTTTTGCTTCACTTTCTGTTATGTCTGCAATGTGGTCTTTGTACCTCTTTGATGATGATGAAAGATATGCCAATGTTATTCCATCTGAGCCAAATACAAGATGACCGCCACTTGATACATGTGACAAATTATACAGTTTCGGAGCTTTATAAAAACTCGGTGTTGCATTAAATATCGGTTCATTGTTAAAAACATCATCGCCATTATGTGTTATCATTCCGGATACATTCATTTTTCCTTTCATGTATATCCAGTCTGTAAAAGTTACACCCTTTGAAAAACTCGTTTCTCCGTCAATCGTTGTTTTTCCGCTGAGTTTCGTGGTTCCGCTAACCGTAATGTTTTTCTTAATTGTTGCATTAGCATTGACTGTTGCGCTTCCTTCTATTTTCACACTTTTTATAAAATTCGCATTTTGCTCTACTTCAATGCTTTCACCTGCTTGCAAATGCAAATAGTCTATCCCTTCAAGTTCCGTATGTCCTTTTGTATCATAATAATCTTTCGAAAAATCCAGTCTTCCATTTTCGCTATCTCCAACATATCCCTGGAAACTTCCTTCGTTTATTACAATCTTCTTGAATTCCCCGTTCGCTTCTTCGGTTGTTGCTTCAAACGTCGCGTTCCCTGTTACATATATTCCTTCGGCAAAGTTCGCTATTTGCTCTACCTCGATGCTTTCACCCGCTTGCAAATGCAAATAGTCAAAACCTTTCAATGCTACATGTCGCATCGAATCATTGTAGTATGCTGACATATCCAAAAGTCCTGTTTGCAGATCTCCTATGTAGCCTTCGATAACTCCTTCGCGTATAGATGTCTTTTTATAATCTCCCGCCCATTCCTGCCGTGTTTCGAAATTTCCTTGGATAGTAGCACCTTCGCAAGTCAATACGCCATCTTCTGACATTGATGAGTGTTCGCTGGACCATGCGATTTTTTTCGCCTGTAACCGAATTGATTCTGCTTGCTGTTCGATCAATGAATTCACTTCGTCAGCATCCGTCTTTTTACTTACTTCCGTTGTGATACCTTTAGCAGTCTGTTTAATTGCCGACTGCATTTCTGTCGTTGTGGAATATTTTTTTAGCTTCGCATCTGTATCGGCTTTTGCATTGCTTTCTGCTGCATTCGCTTTTTGTGTCGCATCTTTTTTCGCATTGTCAATTCCGGTTTCATACTCTGCGGTCGTGACATACGTTTTGGACACCGTAGATGTAATATCCTCTGCTGTCTGTTTAATTGCCGACTGCATTTCTGTCGTTGTGGAATATTTTTTTAGCTTCGCATCTGTATCGGCTTTTGCATTGCTTTCTGCTGCATTCGCTTTTTGTGTCGCATCTTTTTTCGCATTGTCAATTCCGGTTTCATACTCTGCGGTCGTGACATACGTTTTGGACACCGTAGATGTAATATCCTCTGCTGTCTGTTTAATTGCCGACTGCATTTCTGTCGTTGTGGAATATTTTTTTAGCTTCGCATCTGTATCGGCTTTTGCATTGCTTTCTGCTGCATTCGCTTTTTGTGTCGCATCTTCTTTCGCCTCATCAATTCCGGTTTTATATTTTTCGTAAGTTACATATTTTTCGCTGACACTTAGTGTGATCTTGTCGGCTGCTGCCGTAATGCAAGATTCTACTTCTTTTTTGGTATAGTAATCATCTATCAGCATTTTTTTAACCGATGAATTCGCTGCTGATATAGCTTCTGTCTTTGACAGCTCCGCTTCCGTCTTTTGCAGCTCCGCGAACGTTTTTCTTGCATTGGAAATCTCGACCGTGTTCTTCTCTGGATTTTCCGGGTACTCTGTAATCTTTACGATTCGCTGCTTTTCCTTAATCCTCGTTTTCTTGGAGATCAGTGTGATTGTATCGCCGATTCCATAGCTGAGTATTTCTTTGTAGTTCTTGCTCTTCCGTGCAAGATCTACGACATCGGCTGTAAATGCTCTGTACGGTTTCGACATTTCTTCGAGCTTCGCTTTTGCATCCTCGATCAAATTTGTTGTCACCGTATAGCGTTCGTCTTTCCAGACATACGCCTTTACCTTCGTGCTATACTGGAAGTTATCAATGTACGGTTTTCCGATTGCTTCAAACGGTGTGATGCCGTCCTTTCCCATCGGGTAGATCCTTGTGTAAAAATCATAAGTGTCGGTTTTCAGTGTCAGTTTTCGAAGGTTCAGCCCCTCGATAAAATAACATCCTTTGTCAGATCCGACTTGCTCATAAATATCGACCGTCTTTGTCAGGGAATTGATAATGCATTCGCATCTGTACGTGCTTAACGCCTGCTGCAAGACTTCCCACGCTGTCGTATGATCGTCGATTCTTACGGTTCTTTTTTTCGTAATGCCGCACGTTCCAATCTTCCACCCGGTATCCTCGAAGGCAAATTCCAGACACGCGCGAATGGTCTGCTCCACAGATTCAAAGCCCGTGGGAAAGACGGTTCCTTCCAGTTCTTCCACGTTCAGGACTGCAAGGTACTTGTTCAGTGTTTCGCCTTCCTCAATGGATTTCAGCACATACTCATCTGTTTCGGTGCGGATGTAGTATTCTGCTTGCAGCTTGTCCACCATATTTCCATGTGCCGGATATTCGAAAGACAGTTCTTTATCTCCGCTGCTCAATGTAGTCGTGATGGATCTGTTCGTAAATCTTTGCAGTGTTCCAATTCTTTCCTTTTTGTCGTTAAAGATCTGCATGTATTCTTACCTCCATTACAACCACATAGCAGCATATGTTACTTTCACGTTCGCACCGCTGGATGAAAATGTGATACTGTTGTTTCCTGCCTGTAACTTCGGAAATTCCCACAGATCTACCGCATTGAAAGCATTCGCGCCGTTCTGTGTTACCGTTCCGGTTCTGCCATCAATGCTTATCGTGCCGCCGGAACTCAGTGTCTCAATTGTTATCGTGTTTCCGTTTAGAGTTATACTGTAATTGCTTAAAGTCTGCTTTGCCGTAACATCCAAGATGCACGGAACATCTCTGCTCCCTTTTGCCTGAATCGTGCCGGATGTCTGACCATTAAACGTCACGGTCTCGTCATCGTCGAAGAAATATCCGTCAAATGTGAGTGTCAGGATCTTCTTTTCGTTCACAAGAGTTTTCTGGTAGTCATCTGCTGTCAGGAAACCCTTGTACTTTCCTTCATATCCTGTGATCTGTTCGATTGTACAGGATGCACGGAACAACGACATAAATGAGGACATCGCTCTTTCAAGTTGTGCCCGGTTCTTTGCCGTAAAATATACGGTCAGTGTCAATGATCCGAGTGGAATATCTGTGTCGTACTCTGTCGGTATTAACGCCTTTGGCAGCATTTCGTAATTGATAGCCATAGCAGGCGGTGCTGTGGTTACTGTCAGTAACTTCGCACCAAACTGCTTCAGATCTGTTCCGTTTACAAGCATGTCCTCACCTCCTTCGTTTTGTTTCGTCTACCATTTTATCTTCTACTCTGGTATAAACTCTTGATGCAATCGTATCGCCGTCTAATGTCACGTATACATACACTGGCTGCGTGGTATTGATTGCTTCCAGCTTCTTGTCCAGGATTTCCGCTAACCGGACATAGAACGGTTTCAGCGGCAAGATTGCTTCGTCTCCCGCTTCTCCACCTGCAAGTAATGTATTTCCGTTTGCTCCGAACACGGTCGGCTTCGTCATAATCGCACCGTTTCTGTACCAATCAATTCCGAAATGCGGAACTGACGGCGGGTTGAGACTGAACGATCCTGTTATGTACGGGTGTGGAAGTGACAGGTGTGGAAGGCTCCATGAAAAATTAAAAGCTCCGCGGATTGTGTTGATTGCATCTTGTACTACATCTCGTGCCGCGTTAATTGGTGTTTCAATTGCGTCCTGGATTCTTTCCCATACATCTTCTGTTTTGGATTTAACTCTGTCCCACACGCCTTCTACTGCTGATCGAATTCCGCTCACTTTTGACGATACTGTCGTTCTTGCGGAATTGATTGCTGATGTGATTCCTGTCTTAATTCCATTCCAGGCTGATGATGTCGTTGTTTTAATCCCGTTCCAAACCGTACTAACGGTTGATCGGATTCCATTCACTACAGAAGTCACAGTCGTTCTTGTGGTGTTGATAGTTGTTGTGATTGCAGTTTTAATTCCGTTCCAGATTGTTGATGTTACTGTTTTAATGCCGTTCCAGATAGTATTGATTGTTGTGCTGATTGCGTTAAATACAGTTGTGATTACTGTCTTGATCGCATTAATCGCAAGAGAAATTGCAAGTTCAATTGCTGTCCATGTTTCGGATATAAATGTCTTTATTCCGTTCCAGATTGTGCTGATCGTTGTGCCGATCGCACTGAATATGGTTGTAATCACGGTCTCTATCGCATTGAGTACAGTTGAAATAATTGTCGCAATGCCATCCCAAATAGTCGAGATAAGATCTTTCGCGCCGTTCCAAACAGCATCCCAGCTAGTACCAAACCACCCCAGAAATACATCCAGAACTCCTTTGATTGCTTCCAGAACCGTTTCGAATATTCCTATGATTGCATCAAATACACTTGAAAAAATTCCTTTGACTGCTTCCCACGCCCCTGACCAGTCGCCGCTGAATAATGCTGAAAAAACATCCCATATTCCAAGAATCACGTCGAATGCAGTTTGTAGTACAGTCGCCACAATCTGAAACGCTGCTTCAATCACTGGTGCGAGCAGATTGCAAAATCCATCCCATATCATACTGATTGCCGATGTTATGTCAGAAAACGAAATTCCCAGTCCTGCCAGACGTTCCCGGATGCCTTCTGTAAAGCCCGTAAATGCATCTTTAATCTTCTGCCAAATTTCAGTAATAGTATTTCTGAAATCTTCGTTCGTGTTCCATAAATGGACAATCACGGCTGTTATCGCGGCTATTGCTGCAACAACTATTGCTGCGGGCGATGTGATTGCCGCGAGTGCTTTTGTAAACACTCCTGAGACCCCGCCAACATTGGCAAATCCTGCTGCCACTTTTCCAAGTGCTTTGGATATTGTTCCGATTGCTGTGATTACTTTCCCTATGCCGATCAGCATGGGTCCAAGTGCCGCAACAACTAAACCAATGCGGAGAATTGTCTGTCGTTGTCCTTCGTCCATGGAGTTTAACTTGTCCACAAAATCCTGAACATGTCCAACAACTTCGCGAATCGTCGGTACCAACATATCTCCGAAACTGATTGCAAGTTCCTGAAGCTGTGACATCAAAATTGTGATCTGTCCTTCAAGGTTATCTTGCATGGTATTTGCCATGTTTTCCGCGGATCCATCGCAATCATAAATTGCATTTGTTAATTTGTCATAGTCTTCCGGTGCTGCACTAATGATTGACAGTAAGCCGGACATTCCCTCTTTTCCTGCGATAGTAGCTGCATACTTCGCTTTTAATGCTCCTTCTGCTCCGTATGCTTTTCCTGTCAAGTCCTGCACGGCTTTTGTGTATTTCTTTTCTGTCAGTTCTCCGCTTTGGTATTGTTCGTCAAGTTCTGCTAATTTCTGGTTAAATTCATCTATAGGCATTTTGCACTGTCCAAACGATCCGCGAAGGTCATTCATAAGCTCTTGCAGGCTTTTCATGGATCCATCACTGTTGGACAAAGAAATGCCGAGATAGTCCATTGCACTTGCTACGCTGTCTGTTGGCTTTGCAAGATTAGTCAACATAGTCCGCAGTGCTGTGCCGCCCTGTGATGCCTTAATTCCGCTATTCGCCATCAACCCAAGTGCGACGGCGGTATCTTCTACGCTATAGCCCAGCGACCCCGCTACTGGTGCAACATATTTGAATGATTCGCCAAGCATAGAAACATTTGTGTTTGAATTGGATGAAGCAGCTGCAAGAACATCCGCAAAATGTGTTGCATTTGCAACCTCTTTTGTAAATCCATCCTTTACAATCTTGGTTGTTCCTTCTGCTGAAAGTCCGAACGCTGTCATTGCATCTGTTACAATATCAGACGTGCTTGCTAGGTCTTCCCCGGATGCGGCGGCAAGGTTCATAATGCCCTCGATACCGCCGAGCATATCCTTCGTCTTCCATCCAGCCATAGCCATGTATTCCATTGCTTCTGCGGATTCTGTGGCACTGAATTTCGTCTTCGCGCCCATCTCGCGAGCCTTATCTCGCAATGAATCAAAGTCGCCCCCAGTTGCACCGGAAATCGCAGACACCTTCGACATCTGCTGATCGAAGTCTGCTGTGATCTTGACCGCAGCAGCTCCAAGTCCAGTCAATCCGGTCGTCAGCGGAAGTAGTGATTCTCCTGCTTTGGTGATTGTCCCACCGACTTTACTTGCTTTTTCTGCGTACTCATCAAATGGAGCTTTTGCAAGTTCAGCATTGACATTTTTCAATTCCGCTTCCATTTCAGCAAGTGCCGCTTTTGACTGTGTTACAGCGGCTTCCTGTCTGGTGATAGCAGTTTCGGTTTTATTTATATTGTTTTCACTTGTGGTCAGCTGCGTTTGCAGTTTTCCGTATTCCTCTTCTAACTTCCGGGTTTCCTCGCTGTCTTTCCCAGTCGCTTTCGCACTTTCTTCGTATGCAGTCTTTGCTGCATCGACCTTTGTTTTTAACTGGTCGTGTGCACTTTTCTGTAGATCTAATTTTTGTTTTAATGTGTCATACTGCGCACTGCTTTTGCTAACGATATCTTTCTGCACTCCAATCTTCGAGGTCAGTTCCGTTACCTTCGCACGCATTGTGTCCTGTGCGGATCCGTTCAGTTTTGCCTGTGCCGCCGCTAAAGAATGTTCCGATGTCAGCTTCTTCATTTCGGCGGCTGCCTGTCGCATAGCCTGCTGGTACTGTGTCGTTTCCGCTCGTATTTCGATGAGTGTCTTTGCCACGAATTACCGCTCCTTTTTAGCGTCTATCCTCATTGGCTGTCTGAATTTCAAATGCCGCATGTTCTAAAAGGCGTATGATGTCTGATTCCATGCATTGCTGGTATGAGTTCTTCATTAACCGGATGCAGATTTTTACTACACGGTCGACGTTTTCCTTGCATATCTTCCATATGCTTTCCGTCGAGCTTTCTTCGTTATATCCATTCTCTTCATCGTACTCATCAAAAGCAGATTTTTCTTTCTGGATCTGTTCTGAGTGTCCCGGGTTAAGTTCCAGGAACTTTGGTGTGATTACGTCCTGCATCATAAAATGGATCTCCTTGGCTGCCGTCAGAACTTCTTCCGGCTCTGCCTGCTCGATTTCTCTTTGCCGTGCTCCGAAAACATCCATCAGTATTCGTGTGTTTGCTTCGAGCGCATCCTGTATAGAGTCACTTTCGTTTCTTTCCATGATCTCTGCATATCTTCGATACATGTTCACGGTGATCGCTGTACAAACATATTCTTTTTGTTCGCACATCAGGATCAGCTCCGGCATCACTTGCCATTTGTAAAATTTCCCTTGAAATCCTCCACACGCTTGTCGGTTCTCTGGCTCACGGTTATGTCCATCGTGGCAAATTCCATGATAATTGCATCCGGTGCAAGTCCTGTTTCTGCATCGAGCATATCGTCTCTCGTGAACTGGTTTCCGTACATCTCTATGATTACATCCATGATATCAAGAAACTGCTGCCGCGTGTACAAGGCTTTCTTATCTTCCGTATCCATTACCGCATCGCGGACTTCCAGATAATGCAGATATGTCATTGTTGACATCTTCTGCGGCATTAAATATTCTTTTTTGCCGATGATAATAGATCTTTTTTTCGTTTCAGTTGTTTTCATGCTTTTCACGCCCTCCTGTTATCGTTTAAGCTGTCGCAGATTTTTCCTGAACTTTTGAAAACCAGTTTTTAATCGCTGCTGCTGCTTCTGTGTGCTCCGCTAAAAGGTTGCTCTCGTCGACGCTGTTTTCATAAACTCCATCGAGCTGCCTTGCGTAGAAGTCGCCTTTCAGTGTAGCAGTCTGTGTTGTTTTCTTTTCGCCTTCGGTTTCGTAATTGTCTTCGAATCCCTGGTCAAACATTCCACAATACAACCACTTGAATTCATACTTTCCGTTGAGCTTTTTGGCTCTCCATCCGATCGCAACCTCTGACGGTCTGTCATCCTTGTTTTTTGTAAGGAATCCTTTTTCGTACATATGCCCAAAAATAAGTGCCTTGTCCTGTGGTGCAAGACTGTTTACTTCCAGTTCTACAGTTGTGCCTTTGTAAGAAATATTTACATCTTCTACTGCATCGTCGCTGTAGATCTTCTCTGCTTCCCGTTCATCGGTGATCTTTGCAGTGATCGCACGCGCCAATTTTATTGGTGTTTCTGTTGTGTAGTCCGATTCTGTATTTGATGTTACTTTTGCAATGTGAATATCGCGCAGTGACACCGTTCTACTGCGGACAATCGTTTCTTTGCTTGCTCCCTGTACTGCCATGTCTATTCCTCCATTTCTTCCTCTGCTTCCTTTAAGATCAGGAAACGCATTGCATTCGTAAATATTCCCGTGTCCGGTTCTGCCTGGTCATTACCTGCTACGAACGCAAACCCGCTTTCTTTCATCAGTTTTTTTATTTCTTTTACAATCGGCTGCTGGTCTTTTTCCGACCAGACATTTACCTGTATCATTGCCGCTTCGATTTCACATTCATCGTCTGAATGCCCTGGCTCGTAGTCTTCCAGTTTCCACAAAGTCACATGCAGGGCGTGCAAACTTCCGTCATACCATCCCTGCTGTACTATAACTCCTTTGTGTGTTAGCGGTCTTAATGCTTCTGCGGCTAACGCTATAACATCCATTTACCCTCCTAATTTCTCGTTCAGTGCTTTCTGGTACTCCTGTTCTGCTATTGCGTGGTATTGCCCCTCAAGCTCCGATTTCGTGTTGTCCAGGAAATCTCGCGGCGGCATCTTTGACGTGCCCCATTCTACGAATTTCATGTAAAACCAATTTTCCGCGTCGCCATTCAGATTCCATCCGATCTGTGCTTTCTTGGTTGTCACAGTCTTTGGTATGTTATCCCGTGCATGTCCTGTCGGTCTGTAGTACAGTTTTCCTGACTTTGTGTTATCTGCCGATCGCGGCATTCGTTCCTTCATCTTCGGTTCTGTGATGTCTGCCGATCTCTGGAAGATCTTCTTGTTGATCCGCCCAACCTCTGCCGTAGATGATAATGCTTCTACAGCGGTACGGACTTCTTCGAAACCTTCTGCTTTAAAGGTTATATTCACATTTTTCGCCGCCTTCCGTTAATCGCATTTATTCGCTTTTAACTGTATGTACTGCTTTTCGTTCCGTCTGTAATCTGCTGCATAGATGTCGTATTTCTCGCCCTCGTACTCAATGAAGAAGAGTTTCAGGCTTTTCTGCATCTCTTTGATTCTCTGGCAATACCGGACTTCAAAGATGATTGTATTTTCCAGACGTTTGTCCAAGGCTTCGTACAGCTCCCGCCCGTACAGGTTTCCAATTTCGCACCAGGCCTCATAAAAAAGTTCTGGCTCTTTTTCCTGCTGCCTTCCGTTTTTTACGATCGTGTTCTTTTTATAGATTTTGATTCGCGCTGTTGCCATTTCATCCCCTCAGTCTTTCCTTTAACATCATCGACTGTATTGCATATCTGAGACGTTCGGTCGAATCTGATGTGATTTTTCCATTGTTGTACATACGGTCACGGTGGTCATACAGTTCTTTTACATATGAACATATGAGAATCTTTTGTCTGTTCGTCGGTTTTGTCTCATCAAATGACGGAATCAGCTCCTTCATTTCGTCGATGACGGCATCATGCATCAACTCAATGATCCCGTCATCGTCTGTATAATCGACGCGCAAATACTGCTTTAATTCCTTAAGATTCATGTACTACGCCCCTTTAATTTGTATTCAACCTGCAACATTAACACTGATTACGCCTTTAACAACTGCTGCTTCGTCTACTGCCTGAACATCAAACCTGTCACGAACCTTGATTCCTGTCAGATCTTTTGCCCACAGATCGCCAGCTTCAGTGGAGAGTTCGATTGTAATCTTCTCGCGGTCAAACAGTGTGATTGATTCTTTCAGGTCTCCCATGTATACCGGGTATTTATAACCTGTAATGTTGTTCTTGTCAGACCCGGTTCCACCTTTCAATACGTTTGTACTTTTCAGCGTCTTATTGCTCACTACTTTTACCGGGTATCTTCCGAACAGCAAAGTTTTTGTAGCATCTGTCGGAGCTGGCTGCATGATGTATTTGCCGTCTTTGTCTTTCAGTTTATCCATGTAGTTGAAACCGTCCTGGTTAGTCAGGACAATAGAACTTGCTGCAATCGCCGGATCAAGCTGCACATTAAATACATCCTTGAAGTCGTCAAAAGTCGCGACGGCTCTTTCCTTTCCTGTCGTAATCTCATCAAGTACTTTTAAGATTGCAGCGTTTCTGGTTGCCCTGGATTTTTTTGCGATCCATTTGTTCAGGTATGCCAGAATATTGGCTGCGGTATCCTGTAATAATTCGCGTGTGGTCTTTAAGATTCCGCCTTTTTTCTTTACGGTATATTTGATCTGTCTGAATGTTGGTGTACTCTCTTCCTGGAACTCGCCACCTTCGTCCACGTCTTTCCACGGTGTGCTGTCTGCATCTACTTCAATCACGCGGGATCCGCTTTTTGTAGTTACATGCTCTGTGTTTACGTACTGCTCCAGATCATTCTCTGTGCGGCGCAGTTCGGTGATATCTGTTCGCACGTCGTCTGGTACGGTAAAACCTCCGTCCTCGTCCTCGCCTTCGGACATCTTGTTCTGGAAGCTGTCCATGATTTCCTTGTCGTCTTCTTTCATCGGACGTCTGCGAAGTCCACACACGATTCTGTTGACAAATGCACGGCAAACCTGCTCTTTTGTATACTTTTTGTCCTGTCCGCTGGTAATATCCTTTGCTTTTCCGCTGTTTAATGAATTTTCGATTTCTTCTTCATCGTCATCTTCCAGATCCATCAGCATGTTGAATTCCTCCTGCATCGTGCGGAGTTCTTCCATCTGGTCTCTCATTTCCTGTGTTTTTCCCTGTCCCTGGAGACTTTTGATAGCATTTTTTTTGTCGTTAATCTTCTTTAACAGTGCTCTCGCTGCTTTGCTCATTCTTGGCTCCTCCTTATAAAAGTTCCATTTCTTCAAGTATTTTCTTTTCTTCTTCTGCGATCTGATCCGCAACATCATCTGCGGTCTGTGTCTTCATATTTGGTGCATGTTTGTAGTTCTCTTTCATCCATCCGACGCAAGCTGCTACTGACGGTCGTTCTTCAATCTGCACATTAAATATTTCCTGTGCGTCTTCTGCCGTCATCCACGTTTCCGCATTAATCAGTTCTGTCACCTTTTCTTCTGTGATGTCATTTTTTACCCGGCTCATGTAAATGTCCGTGATGCTCTTCTGGCACTTGTTAAGTTCTGTGATGAGCTGCTGGAAGTCGTCTGCATTTCCATACGCCCACGACAGCGGCTTGTGGATCATAAGCTGTGCACCGGAAGACATAACGATTTCATCGCACGCCATCAGGATTACGGATGCAATAGATGCTGCAATTCCATCAACCACACCTTTCTTGTGTCCTGTATGGCGTGAAAGAATGCTGTGAATTGCAATTCCCGCGAACACATCACCGCCGCCGCTGTTAATGTAGACTGTAAGATCTGCACCGGGTTCCACCTGGCTCATAAAATCCGCGATGTCCTGTGGACATGTATCTTCGTCGCACCACGCCGCCCACGTTGACGAAACAATGTCGCCGTAGATGTACAGGTCTGCTGCATTATTTGAGACATTTCGGAATTCCATAAATCCGGTATTTTCAAGTTTTTTGGTTCTTGGATTTCTCCGCGAAAAGCTAAACTTATTCTTCATCGTCGTTTCCCTCCTCTCCATTTTTTTTATCTGGTTGTACATTTGTAGTGTTTTCATATTGTTTTCCGACTTCTGTAATCGGAATGTAATTCCCGTTTACAATCAGCTGATCGCCGCCTTCTGCATCCATCAGGTCCAGCTTTCTTCTGCATTCGTTCGGTTTCTCTATTCCGTTCTGCACCGCCGTCGCAAAAATTTCCATCTGTGACTTGCTGTCAGTTCTCAGTAGTACCTTTTCATTCAGCTTGTAGTACTTTCCCTCTTTACAGGCTTCTTCGTCCGTCAGCAGCTTGTAGTTAATTTCTTCTTCGTACTGTTTCAGTACAAATAACATGGTATCTGTTAAAAAAGATAACTGCTGCATCTCGCTGTTGCTGTACGATGACTTCTCGTAGTCGTTGATCTGGTTCGGTTTAATCCCAAACGCTGCTGCAATTTGGAGCGCGGAGTACTTTTTCAACTCTATAAACTGGCTGTCTGACAGCTTAATGTCGAGCGGTGTCAGTTTCATTCCGAGAGGAACCGGAATGATTCGTCCGGCGTTTTTTGATCCTGCGCCAAATTCCTCGAACGCTTCCACAAGTTTCTTTTTCAAGTCATTGTTCAGGTCTCCCGTATACTCGAGCGTTGCTTTTCCTGTAAGCCCACTTTCATACAGGCTGTTCAGATAGTCCTGTGACGCTTTCGCGCCGTCTACGGTTGTCTTCAAAATCGCCTGTACCGGAAGACCTGTTATTCCGTCCAGGCTGTGCGATGTCTTGAAATGTAGAACCTCGTCCGTTCCAAACACATACTGCTGACCGCTGTATTTGTCGTTGTAGACATACCAAATCTTCCCCTTTCCTCCGAAGTATCCTTGATCGTCCACCACGATCTGCACACAGTTCGACGGCATGATCCACAGATCCATAACTTTATATTCTCCACCGTATTTCTTGCGTTTGAACTTCGATCTGACGTACACATAAGCGTTTCCGAAATGGTTTCTGTTCATTTCTACCGCATTCCAGAACGCTGTCGGTGTCATAAACGGGTTTGGTCTGTTTTTCAGCAGTTTTGCAACGTCCGAAAGCTCTGGCTCAATGATCCCTTTCGGTGTTTTCTGGTAGTATTTCCATGGAATTTTCGCAAGCGTCTCTGACATCATCTTCAAACATGTGAAGTATGTAACTTCTGACATTACATTTTTGCTTTTCCTGTTTACTCCAAGCCATTCAAGAAAGGATTCTTCTTTCATGTCCGGCGACGTTTCCACTGTGAAGTTCAGTTTTTTCGCAACCCAATTCCTGAACTTCTGCCATACATTCACCTTGCATCACCCCCTCGCCTGTCTCTTTTTACTTGATTCATATAATTTCAGCCATTCTTCCACGTTTTCGGCTGTATTCTGTTTTACTTCGCCTTTCATTGCTTCTGTCCATGCATCAATAATCGCATCTACAACGTCAATCCTGTCTGTCTGATATTCTTTGTCGATTTTGATTTCTCCAAACGAATTCGAAGTTGTCTTCGCGTTTGCGATTGACCATGTTATCATTCCATTTCCGTCGTGCTCTACGTTCCCGGATTCTATTTCTAACCGAAAATCAACCGTTGCATCGTTCAGGGATTTCGCAGACTGCGACACTGCCACGCTATCAACTCCCATTTCTTCCAGATCCGTCAGGAATGCCGAAGCGTTGTGCGGATCATACAGGATGTATTGCACATCAAGTTCGTACTGCTGCATGATCGCTTTTAGATATGCCAGGATGTACCTGTAATCTGTTTTTACGCCGCCCATAGTCTCTGTTACTGTCACCAGTCCATCACGGATCCAGAGATCGTACTCTGTCCGGTCGGTCTTGATATGTTCTTCTACCCGACGCTTTGGGATAAAGCTGTGAGCATGTACAAAATATTTGCGTATTCCGTCTTTCTCAAACGGGAATACGATTGCCAGCGAAGTCAGGTCGCCGCCTGATGAAAGGTCAAGCCCTACATAGCACTTTTCCCCCCTGAAAACTTCCAGAGTTTTCTCCGTTGCACCTTGTTTCCACAGTTCCATGTTTTTCAGATAGACATCGTTCGTCCACTGGATCCACATATTTAGCTGCTTAACAATAAAATCTCGTAAGCTCGAACCGCCCATTTCTTTTGCGGTCTCAGCAATCGGTATCATATTTTCCAGTGCGTCCTGGTCGTATTGCAGAATAGGATTTGCTTTTATCCAGTTCTCCGGCAGCCACATGTCGTCTGATTCATTCATCTGCGCGATATACACAAACTGCGAATCATTATGCGCGATACCCTTCAGTACTTTCACGCAGTACTCATATAAGGCGTAGCACGGCGATTTCAAGTTGAATCCTGCTGTTGTAATGACGCTTATCAACGCAGATTTCATTTTCTTGATGCCGCCTTCAAGCAACTTATACATCTGGTCGTCTTTGTGGGCGTGGTATTCATCAACAATTCCCAAATACGGTCTAAAACCGTCAATAGATTTCGTATCACCGGAAAGTGCTTTGATTTTACTGTGTGTCAGCAAGCAGTCAATCGTGCTGTTATGCTCATGGATTGCAAAGCACTCGTCCAGATCGGTGTCTGACCGGATAAACTTCACGATTTCGTTGAATACGATCAACGACTGGTCTTTTTTGGTTGCTGTACAGTAAATCTGACCATATTTGTACTTCTCAAAATTGCCATAATACGCTGCGAGGATTCCATTCAGAAAAGACTTTCCGTTCTGTCTTCCAAGCTGTATGTATGACGTCCTGTACCTTCGGTAGTTTCCTGCTTTGGTTCTCCATCCGTTCAGACTGCCAAGAATAAAGCACTGGAAGGCATAACATTCAACTGTTTGCTCTTCCTCACCTTCCGCGATGGTCAAGGTTTCCGCGAAATCAATGATTCTTTCTGCCTGCTCTGCATCAAAAAAGTATTTATACGGTGCAGCCTTTGACTTCTCGATGTCGTCCAGGTGGCGTTGACACGCAAGTTTTACCAGATCGCCAGCAATTATTTTTCCTGCAAGGACATCCGCAGCATACTGTGTCGTTCTGTCCTGCATAACATCACGCAAACTTCTCTGTAAATTTGTTCTTCTTTGGTGTCTCTGGTGCTTTTGGTACAATCAGGCGGCATCTTGACGATACTGTAAGACCGAAGTCAGCGGCTCCCTGCCTGCATTGTCGGAAATAGCGATCCTGTAATATAGCCAGGCGTTCAACCTGCCCGTTCACAATCTCTCGCTCTTTTATAATCGGCATCCCGTCTTCATCCTGTTTTCCGGTGTTGTACTGTTCTGTAATCATTAACGGCTGCTTCGCAATCATCTCAGTCACTTCTCTATACTTTTCCTGTGCAATAATCAGGCGCGCCAAGGCTTCCACATCCAGATTCGAAATCAGGTCGATCTCCCGCAGGTCTTTCGCAATCTTGCGAAATGCTTTTTTCTGACCTGGTGTCAGATATGACGGCGGCGTAACCTTGTCCGCTGGTGCTTTTACTTCGGTTCGCTCTCTTTCGGCAATTTCTGCTTTGGTTAAGTGTTTTTTTCCTTTCGCCTGGATCAGTGCAATCGGCTGTCGCTGTCCTGCCATTGTATCGACCTCCTTTCTGTCCGGTGTCAGATTCTGACACCGTTTTTTCTCCTTGCCTGTATCTGGAATTTCCGTGGGGAGTTTTCTCCACAGAAAAGGGGGAGCGCGACTAATCGGAGCCGCTCAGAACTTTCTCGATGCCCCCTACCCCGTCCCAGTGCCGCCGCAAGATCGCGCGGAGCTGTTCTTGCGTGTGCTGTTTTGTCGCTTCATCTCGCCTGTATAGTGCACTGATAACGCCGTGGTTTGTGTTGCTCAACGGAAACAGGTTCTCTACCTTCAAACGTTGGCTCCAATCATCTTCTATCTCTGTGATATGATGCACCATATCCGCTGTCACGATCCTGTGCTGTACATAGTACGCATACAAGTCCAGCCCGTCGTACAGTTGCAACGCAAATGCCCGCGTTTTGCGCCATTGCGACGACACATAAAAGGCAGCAGTCTTTTTGTTCCTGCGATGTGTGTTGTATTCCATGTGTCTCGATGTCTGACTTGTTACTGCTGCCGCTTCGCAGTCCGGGCACGCCTTTAGTTCCTGCGGTATCAACAGCCCACATTTGCATCTATGTAGTAGCATCTTTGTACCTTCTTTCCTGCTGTGCGTTTAATATGCAGCAAGCATCAAGTCGACACCTGCTGCCGCGTCAGAGGGCGTGAAAAGAACATGAAAAAAGCGACTGTACTTTTTCTGTACAATCGCTCCTGCAACTTTCCACATTACAAGTGTAACTCTTTTAATCCACCATTAAAACCCCAGCTTTTCCCCAACTTTTCCCCAAGTCTGTATAGAAAAGTATAATGTTTTTCAATATTTTTCTATACCATCAATACCGAATAACTTCACTGACATTTTCCGTATCAGTTCTTTGGACCATCGCGACGGTGTATTCTTTCCGCAGTTCTGTATGTCCGCAATATCTTCGTATGATACGCCCTTTATGTAATGCATGTAGAACGCTTCGTATTTGTAGTTCATCCCCTTTGTATCGTACTCTTTTCGCAGATCTTCCATTGCTCTGTCTATGTTCGCGATCATTAACGCCGTTTTCATCTTTGACCGCCTTACACTTTCCAGGTGTGTGCTTCCGTCCTTCTTGAAGGTGGTGTATTCTTCCTTCTCTAACTGTTCTACTTCTGACACTGCATTTTCAATATGCTTTTTCATTTCGATGTAAGATTCCATTAAGACCCTTGTGTTATGGAGTACCTGCTGTCTGCGGATCTGGCGTTCTGTTTCCATTGCTGTCTGAATAATTTTCTTCACGAATGCTTCTTCCTGTTTCTCGTCTCTCTGCTGCATTTCGCACACCGTCCTTTCTTTTCGGTCTTTGATCCGCCGATCCACTGCTGCCGTTTTGGTCTTCTTACCATTGGCAATCCTTTTCGTCTACGCTCATTATTTGGCATTCTTTGTTTTTCTTTCCAGTATTCCCTCCACAGTGTTTCTTTTTTAATCTGTGCAGATGTCGGCTCTGATGAACTATTTTTTTCGGTTTTTGTGCTTCTCTGTACATTCTTTTTCGGTTTTTCATTCTCTTGAATTTCTTCTGAAACCTCAACTGTTTTTGTTGTCGGTTTTTCAGTAATCAGTGCGCTGTTTCCTGCTGTTATTTTTCTTGCCCTGTTTTTGGCTTTTCGTATTGCAGCCATCGCTTTATTAAATACTTCCAGCATTTATTTCTACCTCCTTCTCCTTTCCTTGTTCTTAGTTAAATGGCAATTCTTCGTCAATTCCTTCTGGAATGTTCATAAACCCTTCTGCGTCCGTTTCTGGCTGTTTTGGTGACTTATTCTCTGGTGCTTCGCCGGATCCGGTACTTGCCTGTTTGCTTTCTGCAAATTCTACTTCATCACATACAACTTCCGTCGTGTAAACCTTGTGTCCCTCACGATTTGTGTAACTTCCGGTCTGGATTCTTCCGCAGGTTGCTACCTTCGTTCCTTTTTTGAAATATTTAGACGCAAATTCTGCTGTTTTTCCGAAAACAACACACTGGATGAAATCAGCTTCCTGATTTTTGGTTTTTCGGTCAACAGCGATAGTAAATCGTGTTATGGCAAGACCATCTTTCTCTGAATACCGTGTTTCTGGATCTCGCGTTAAACGTCCCATTAGTATTACTTTGTTCATTTCTTTTTCTCCGATCTGTTGTGTTTTCTTCCTTTTATTTTTTCGGTAAAATCTAATATCGCGATAATTGCCCCGGTCATAATTGCCAGGGCGATCATCTCAATTACTACTGCTGCCGCGAGAATCAGAATCAGTAAAATCGTTACGCTTGCACTCATCGCTTTCGCACTCCTTTTTATATTTTTCTTTCAATTCTGCTTCCAGCTCCTTCTGCTGCTGTTTCAATTCGTCGTTTCTTTCTATCAGTTTTCTTATAGTTTCTTCTGTCTTTCCGATTGTCCGGCATAGCATAATCTGTCGATGAACTTCATATCTTCTGTGTATTAACAATTTCATTTGTTGGTCAGTTATATGTACTGTATAGTGTCTTCCGCAATTCTGACATTCAAAATACTGTTCCATCACCGGAAAGCCACATCTATCCCTTGCTATTATTCTGGTGCCTGCTGTTTTTGCTATTTTTATTTCAGCTCCGCATTTATCGCAGTGGACTTCGAATTTATTCTGTAATTCGCTCATGCCTTTCTCCTTTCGTCGTCAATCCTCGTCGCCCAAGTCAATCAGTCCCATCTGCTCCGCATCGTATACGTCCATGATTCCAAGCACTGCGTAACCGTCTACGATCGCGTTTGATGTTTCTGCCGTATCTACACAAGTTACACATACACGCATCTGTCTTCCTGTAGATCTTCCGTCCTTAAATTCTAGCATTGTCAAGACATCCTTCTCTTTGTACCGATCTGCCCCGAGTTTTACAATCATGTGGCGAATTCGTCCGGTCTCGACATCCTTGTAGACCTTCTCTGCAACACGCATCACCCGTTCTTTTTTGTCTTCTTGCTCTCCTGGCTGAAACTGCTGCATTCTTTCTTTCTGTTCCTGCTCCCTCAGTTTTTTCTTGCTTTCCCGGTCAAGTCTGTCCTGTTCTTCGTTGTATTTGTCTTCTTCTGTTTTCTCCGCTTCTGCCTTATTTACGTACTGATCGCATTTTTGACAAGTCCCGGTTTTTACGTTGCATTCCTGGTATCTCTGACAAGAGTAGCATAATGACGTGATGCTTTCCGGGTGCGCGTCTTCCCATTCCTGTTCCTGGTTTTCTTCTTCCGGCTGCTGCCATTCCTCCTGGCTTTCCTCTGGTTTTTCTGTGTCTTCCTCTTTTTCTTCTTCCTTCGCCTGTTTTGCTTCTTTGACCGACAGACCGCCTTTTTCGTACTTCTCAAGCAGTTCGTGCTGCTTTTCCTGGCTTAAGCCGCTTACCTCATGTGCAACGCTAAAATTCAATCTGCCTTCCCGCACCTCTTTCTGTAATTCTGGTATCAGGTTGCTGTTGATCTTCTCGATCTGGGCGATCTTGCCCGTCGACTTCTGCATGATCGACGCAATCACATCACGTAAGCGTCCTTTATTCAGGTCGTAGCCCTGTAACTCTAAACCGTTATCTCTCATGTACTGCAACGCTTTTTTTAACTGCTTTTCTTCTTCCAACATTTCCTCAATGCTTTTATCACGGTATGAATTCGCTATGATAATCTGCACGATTTCTTCATTTTCTTCGGCTGCGTTTTTGATCTGGCACGTCACAATCTCGAATTCTTTATAGCCATCCTCGACCAGTTTATTCAATGCACGCCATCTTCGCTCGCCTGCTATAATCTTGTAGATTCCTCTATCGCAAGGCTCGTATGCGACTGTCATGTTTTCCATAAGTCCCGCCGCGAGGATCTTCTGTGCCAAGCCTTCGATATCTTGCATAGAGTAAAAGTTCTTTTCATTGCTGTACATTTTTTTGATGCTTATGTCTCGCGTGCGAAATCTTGCTTTTGGTCTGTCTTCTGCTGCTGCCATGCTGTTTTTGTTCAACGCATCTATCGGACTCCATCCTGCTGCCATCTCCTCACTTCTCCTTTCCTGCGATCACAACTTCCATTTTGTTCAATGTTTCTTCGTCTGCGTCTCTGATATCTACATGCGGTGAATCTAATTCTGGATAACTTGCACAAATATTTTTTTGAATCAGCCTTTTAAGTTTCTGCGGACTTATCACAATTTTGAATTTCGAAATTGCTTCTTGATATTTCATGTCTACTTCTTTATCTGTCATAACCGTGCCGTCTATCTCTTCAAAAATCGGCTGTGCGTCTGATTCGTCAATGTCGCTTATGATTCCCAAGATTTCCACTTGCATTTCTTCGCGGTCTCTTTTTATCATCTCTAACGCTGTGTCTTCCACACTCATTTTATGCTTTTCCAACGCTTCCAGTGTCTTCGCCTTATTAACAAGCTCTTCGAACGTCTTCAAATCAATTGTTACTTTTCCTTTGATCTCCATTCCTACCTCTCCATTTCTTCCAGCAACTCTGCTGTCACATCTCGGTAATCTCGTGTTACAATGCAGTTTTTTGAAAATTCCGGAAGTGGCACGCGCTCGATAGTTGATTTTTCTGCAACAATAGATCTTCTTACCACCGTGTTAAAGAAGTCTTCATTGTATGATTCGTGTAACCACTGCTCTACCTGCATACTTGTCTGGTTCTTCTGACGCATTGTCATTAATACCTTCATGCGGATGTTCTCGTTGAACTTTCTAAGATCTTCCAACTGTTCCTCCATCTGCGTAATTGCTTCGATCTCGAAGCCGCCAACCTTAACCGGAAGGATTACCAAATCTGTACCTGCAAGAACGTTGATTACTGTCATATCCATAAGCAATCCGCAATCTGCAATGCAATAATCGTACTGTTGCCGTACCTCTTCGATTGCTTCCGCAAATCTCGTTACCTGGTTTTCGCTTTCGCTTAACAGTTTCATGTTCGTTCTCATCAAATATCCATTTGCCGGAATGATGTCAACATTCTCATATGGTGTCTTCTGGATCAGTTCTTCTGTGCTGTATGTGCCGCCTGTGCTCTGGTGGTCTTCCAGTAGTTCTGACATGCCGATGCCTGTCGGCTCAAAACTGTCGTACAGCATCGAGATGTTACCCTGCTGATCCGCGTCGATCAGAAGCACCTTTTTTCCGTGTTCCTCGCCCAGTAAATATGCGATCGTTGCCGCCGTCATTGTTTTGCCGATGCCGCCTTTCTGGTTCATAACTGCAATTGTCTTCATGTTTGTGTACCTCCTGTTTTCGTTGTTTAGTTGTATTCGTTATATTTGCATCGTCTGCATTCTGGTTCCAGTATTCCGTCATCTGGATTCCTGCATCCGGTACATGCTCCGTAAACATTGACCGCCGCTTTCCAGATTCCGAGCTTTTCCTGTTGCTGCGCGGTCTTACATTTCTTTAATGCCTTTCTTGTCGCCTTGGCTCTTTCTTCTACTCTCTGAAAGTAATGCATCGTGTCTTCCCTTCTTTTCTGATGGTCAAGTTCTGTTCTAACATTGCATTTTCTTTGTTTCCGGTATCAATTTCTTTCAGGTTTACATACTCTTCCAGCACCCTGATTGCTTCTTCTGCTCCGTAGCATACTGCACAGTAATGTCCTGCACCTGCCAGTGCTTTTAACATTTTCTTCTGGCTTTCTTCCAGTTTCCCGGTATCGTATTTCATTTCTATGTACAGTCCGTTGTAGATGCCTTTCGGTACTGGCAAACATAGATCAGGGATCCCGGCTTTTACACCCATCTGCTTTAACTTCACAGCTTCCGCTTTGTTTCTGCTGCCGCCGTTCGGACAGTGATATAAAAGTGACAGTTCCGAGTGCTTGTTCTGCTGCCATGAAGCCCACATAATCACCTGAATCTGCTCTGTGTCCTCGCTTCTTTTTGCGTTTCTTAAGTTCATCAGATGTTCCCTTCCTTTTCGTCCTGTTCGACTGCTTCTTTTTCTTTTGTATTCATGTCTGTAGCTTCGCCAACTGTCGCACAGAGTACAGGTTCGGCACAGTCCATCAACATGTACAGGTATTCGGCTTTATACTTCAATCTCTTTTTTGTGTTTGCTACCAGTATTATAGGTTTACTTTCACCGTCGAACTGCTCCAGGTATTCGATCAGCTCTGCTGTTGTCATTGACATTACCATATAGTGCTCCTTTCTTGCGCATGCGTGCATATATGTAGAATCTGCCGTTAAAGGTGTTATATCTGACTTCCGCTTCTGTGAAATCGTATTCGTCTCCGTACCATCCGTTGAGGTGATCGCAGATCTTCAAGTCTCCCTTAACAATCTTGTCCACATGATACTGTTTTGTTTTATAATGGTTTACCTTCTCTTTCGGCTTACGCAGCCCCTTCGATGCGTTCCAGGTCTTCTGATTCTTCTCTTTCTTTTCTTTAGTGATATACTTTGCCATTCCCACAAGCCCGTTTTCGTCTTTCTGCAAGCGTCTGAGTTCGTTTCTTTTTCCCAACTTCCAAACATTCTCCACGGTGTCCATGTCCATGTCGCCATCTAATACGACGTGGTGATGCCAGCGTCCTTTATCACTACATTCCGTAACATACACATAACGTGCGTTCGGTAATCCTTTTTTCTTTCTTCGGTAATTCAGACGTTTGATGAAATTCTGCATATTCCGGTTTGCTACTACCATTGATACTGGCATATTTTCATCAGTGTATGTAAAGGTTGCCCATATATCCCTGTTTCCGAAATTCTCACAAATTACCCGTTCACACATCTTGCGGCTGTTCTTGTCGTTCAGATTCCTTTGTGCCTGCTGCTGTCGTTTCTTCTTTCCTTCGTCCGGTATATCGTCACGCTGTCCCTTTGTAAACTCCGGATATATTTCTATTTCGAGCTGTTCTCCTGCCCAGATCTCCTTGGTGGCATAGATACTTTTTACCTTTCCTTCTTTCAGGATCCTTTCCTCATTCACCTCATCCAGTTTTTTTAGTTCATTCTGGTATGCCGCTTCATAATCGTAGAGCAGGAAGGCTGTTCTTCTTTTCTTCTTTTTCCTCATTTAGATATATCCTTTCGTCGACTTGTTACTATCCATTACAAGGTCGCTGAAAAGATATATAAAAGCTCTGTTTGACTTTTTATACCGTCCGTAGTACTATACTAGTGTGTACTTTTGTTTCAGGACATTGTTCTGAATTCGTTATGAAGCCTTCCGGTGCCGCCAAGCATACCGGAAGGCTTTTTCCTTATCCCACTTTTTTTGCGTCCTCTGATGCCTTTCTGACGCTCACAAGACGCACCTTTGTTCCGTCCTCTCTTGCATTCAGGATCATAGCAATCGCCCTGAACGCCTTCATCGGATCCGGTGTGTTGTTCTTTGCTATGCTCATGTTTGTTCTCTCCTTTCTTGTGTTTCATTCAAAATTATTTTTCTAAAAATGCTTTCAAATATTGGTACTGCAATGCTGTTCCCGGCTTGCTTATACAGTGCTGTATAATATCTCCCCTTCTTCTGTTGTGCCTGTTTTGCTTTCTCAAAATCTTCGTCTGTGTAACCTTGTAGCCGCCAACATTCCAATTCTGTTAAGTATCTGTATCTCCCATTTCCACAGTCAATCACTTGTGCTGGCGTCCGATCTTGCCGCGTAGTGACGGTGAATGCGTAATCTTTTATGATTGTTGCTCGTCTCACGCTTCCTGTCGCTCCGATCACGGCTTTCACGGATGGTTGCGTCACGTCGTACACTTTCGATACTTCTTCGTTGCATTCCAGAAACTCTCTGATATTTCTCATTGGTGTTCGTACTAAGTCGTCAAACCGGAACTTTTCTTTTTCAAGAGTAGATACTGTAAAAACTCTTTCTCTTGCTTGTGGCAATCCAAATTCTCTGGCATCCAATACTTCGTAGCTATTCGTGTAGCCCATACATTCCATTTCTTCCTGGTATCTGGTAAAGTTTGCAATCATATGACGGCTTGTAACATTTTTCACGTTTTCCCATATCACCCACTTCGGCTTCCACTTTCCCATCTGTTCAATAATATGGATTGTCTCCCACATCAGGCTTGATCGTGTTCCGCTTCCCTGATCCGCACCTTTTCCCCTATTGATTCTTCCATCTGCTGCCGTTGCTTTTCCCTGGTGTCCTGCAATGCTCATATCTTGGCAAGGGCTGCCATGTATCAAAATGTCCGGTCGTAAGTTCCAGCCTTTAACATTTTGCGTCTTATATTGCAATTCTTCCGAAAACATGGAATTATATGACCTTACTGCTTTTTCATCAATTTCTACATAATCAATTGCTTTTGTTGGTATATTAAGATTTCGAAGCGCGCATCTAGGGCTTCCGATTCCACCGAATAGTTCTAATATCTGTACTGGTTTCTGCTTCTCCATCATTTTCTTTGATCCTTTTTTCAATCTCTTTGCTTCTTTTGTCTGTATCTGAATACGTTTTCATTTCCTTTAAGCACTATGTCCTTATCGTATGTGAACGCTCTACATCCCCAAAATTCAAACGAATGGTCGAATGATTCTTTTACTTTTTCTTCCGGCAATTCGAATTCAATCACGTCTACTTCTTCATATCCTCTTATCGCGACAAATTTCATCGCGTCTTCTGGTTTTTCGCAAAAACAGATAGCTCCCAACGCTCCCGTCCTTATAACTCCGCTGCGAATGATGTTGTACATTGCCCATTTACTCGTGGCGTGATAATATTTTTTTAACATCTGTTTTCCTTTAAAATCTTCCCGCAAATCTTGGAGCAAAAAGTCCAAAATCTGTTGAAGGGAATCCATCTTTTCTGTTTATGTTGTCTCTAATTCCTAAAAAGTCATGGGCGAAATTGAAGTCATCTGCTTTTATCCAATCATCCAGGCGCATATCGAACTCTTTGTCTGCACTTTCAATATCCATCATTCTGTCCACATCTTCGTCCATTGTCATTAAACCCAACCGCGTCGCTCTGAGCATTATTTCCACATACTTGAATCTTCGTTTCTTTTCTGCTTTTTCCATTTTCTTCTGTTCGAATTCTATTCTTTTTTCCATGCTTTGTTGTTTTCCCTCCTTTCATGTTTCGCACACGAATTCCAGGTTAGAAAGGCATTCGTCTTTTCTTTTCTGGTCATACGCCTGCTGCATTGCATACATATAGCATTCTTTTTCGGTCTTGAAAAAGCCGTAACCATAGAACGCTATAGTCGAAGTTCTTTTCTCTTCCGTGTGCATGTTTTCGTATGTAGCTACGAATTCATACATTTTTCTTTTTCCTTTCTTTTATCTATTCGCTGGCACACCTCAAGCAAATAAATATCTACTGCCTTGAATGTATTTTCTGCCATATTTCTTACGTCTGTGGCGCACTGGTTTGACTGGTCGCTCATTTTCTTTGTTTCTTTTTCGATCGCGTCTATCAGGTCTAATCGCTCTTTTATATTTTCCTTCTGTCTATCCATGCGTTTCCAGAACTCTACTCTTTCGTTTAATTCAAGTTCATCACTTTCTTTCCTCTGTTCCTGCATATCCTGGATAGTCTTCTTTAATGCTTCTTCTCTCTGCTGCATTGCTTCTATAGTTTTTCTTGGACTGCAATAAATCCCTTTTTTGATGTTGTCTTCTGCCATTTCCAGTGCACCATCCATAGCCGCACGAACGTGGCTTACTTCTCCAAGCCCGTCCACAATCTTTCTGATCTGGTTCAAGGCTTCCTTTTCTTTCTTGGCTGGATAATCCTTTTTAATTGTTTCGTTGCTCATTTTGTCCTCCTTCTTCATCTCCATAGACTGGTGCTAATTCATTTTCAGGAACATCGAAAAAACAGTAATCTCCTATTTCGACCTCATAAAGCCCGTTGTATTCTCTTAAGATTTTGCATATGTACGAATAACCGTTTACTTTGATCCATGCAAAACCTGATTTGAATTTATTCATCGTTTTTTCGTTCTCTCCTTATTTTCAGTAACCAGATACTCTCGTCTTCGTTGCAGATGCCAAAATACTCATCTGTTCTCGTAAAGTAGAATAAAATCCCGTAGAACTGATAGATTGCTACTTTGAACGCTTCCCATTTTGCCTGGCATGAAATGCAAGTGTTATTCCAATATGTGTAACCAAGTCCCTGATCCGGGTGTCCATTCCTCAGTTCTGCTTTCTTTTTTTCTTCCAGAGCACTGTCCCAAGTGCGGACCGTACTCTCAATCTCCATACCCATTGCTGTCTGCATGAATTTCTTTTTGTTCATTCTCATAAGCTACTCCCTTCTGGATCCAGTTCTGTCTTGTAACGTTCGCACTCTTCTGCATACTCATATGCATCAAAATCGTCGCATTTCTCGTTGCACATTTCCTGTTTTTTGCAACAGATACAACATTCTGTTTCGCCTTCAGGACAAGGCGCATTGCAATATCCCATTGAGCTAGCCCCCTTTCTTGCTCTTCCCATTTGTTCTGATTGTGTAGAGCTTCTTTCTGTGGTTCTTCGCAGATAAAAGAATTGCTCCGAGCGATCCTTTAAAAAGCTGATGCTCTGCTTTTGTTTCCTCATTTCTTGCGTCATCAGTGTCGATCTCTTTCATGGACAGATTCTTGTAAAAGGCTGCAAATGCTGTATTTTGGCTTCTACATAATCGTAATGCTGCTTTGTATACTCTTTTCATGCTTCTGTTCTGGATGAATTCTGTGCATTCTTCCTGGTTGCCTTCTGGATCTTCTGCGAGTGATATTACTTTTGCAGTCCATGTGTCTGCCGGTCCTTCTGGTTCTTCCTGGTCTTCCGTTTCATCGTATGCAGCACTGTCTTTTAGGAGATTGTAGCCTTCTTCATACATATAGCGGATTCCATCCATGATCTCGTCCAGTTTTCCCTCGCCCATGTGAGCGGTATAGTATTCATTGATAAAGATCGCGTTTTCATCTGCTGCCACGATTGCTCTCGCTTCTTCCATTTCTTCGCATTCGATCTTCTCCGCATCAGAGTTTAACCAAAATACTCTTGCATTCCAGCTTCTTCCGGTCTTCCAGATTGCTACCCATGCAATCCCACTCATAATTTCGTCTTTATACTCTCTTGCGATTTCTCTCAGTGATGCCATTTTGTCTCCCTCCTTTTTCTTCCTTCATTTCCCTTTGCAATAGAACTCAATAGCTTCTATTTCTTCTTTGCTCAGGAGTTCGTCTTCCAGTCTATATGCAAGGCAGTCTTTCTCGACGTTTGTTAATCGGATAATTCCCGTAAAGTCGTCTGCTTTGTCATATGCTTTTGAAGCCTTTTTGCAAATGTTCTCCATCTCTTCGCATTCATACTGTTCAGTTAATACTCTCAGTACATCAAGCCGTCTCATGCGTTTTAACATTTCTTCTTTTTTTAATCGAGATGTGATAATTTCACCATTTGAAAAAATATACTTATACATTTCTTTTTCTGCCTTCCTTTTATGTGTTGCTCTGCTTGGACACCTGACTTTAACCTGCCATCGTCAGCACCGGGAGGTTATCTCCGGTGGACGGTCATTGCTGACCGTTTCGGCTTTTTATTCTTTTCTGATGTCATTCTTTTGTTTTCATCTCCTTTCACGTTGTCTTCTTGGTCGCCATGAAAGTTCCGAACTCAACACCTCGCAGAAATGTCAGAAACAAATCCTGCTGTCTGAGGTTCAAGCCCTGTGTAAATCGTGTAACCTGTTCTACTTCTTTTTTGCTTTCCTGTTTGATGAGGACATCTGTATTATTTGTCATTTTGGTTTTCTCCTTTCATTTATTCTTAACTTAGTTATACATTATCATAACCAATTTATGTTGTCAACGCTTTTTGCATAACTCAGTTATATTTTTTTATTGACTATCTTTTCATGTTTTGTTATACTTAACTTAGTTAATAAGGAGGTGACTAAAAATTAATACGATGCAAGAAAGACTTGCCTTGCTAATAGATAAAGCAGGCATAACTAAAACCGCATTTGCTCAAAAGCTAAATATCACGCAACCATACGTTACTAAACTTTTAAAAACCGGAAGTCCAAGTGATAGATTGATTGAAGATATTTGTGAAAAATTTGGAGTAAATGAAGAATGGTTAAGAAATGGAATCGAACCCATGGAAAAGCAGCCTGAATCATTCAGCCTTGATGATTTTGCCGCACAGCATAATGCTACGGCTCTTGAAAAAGAAATCATCAAAACATATTTTGAAATTGATTCAGGTGTCCGTCAAAAAGTTCTGAATCATTTCAAAGAGCATTTTATGGGTTCCGGTGGTGTGCCAGACACACCGGAAGAATTAGAAGCAATGTACCCGCCCGTTAAAAAGGGCGAAGAAAATGCCGGGTGAAAAACACCCGGCTGCAACTCACTACTTATGAAGTATTATAAACTGAGTTCCCCAATTAAAATTAAGATTGATATATATAGTGTTGTTACTGTGATAATACAAAGCGTAGATTTTGCAGTTTTCATACTTAATGTACTTTCTTTTCATTTTCCCACACCTTCCCGTTGTAGTAATGGCAACAGCCGGGTGCAGGAATCATTATATATGGGGTACTTATCGTAATACTACAGGTAAGTATTACCAACTGAATATAGAGGAGAAAAAGGGAATGAAAAAGAAGATACTTATTGCCGCCGTTTGTGTAATTGCAGTTGCAGCTGTTGGTTCTGACTCAAATGGTTCTTCTGAAAATAGAGTTCAAAATAGTCCACCAAAAGTCGCATCTGATGTTAAAGTCCAGGATATTCCCGAAAAACACACATTGGATGATTACTCTCTGGATGAACTCCAAAAATTGTATTTAGCCATCAATCCAAGCATGTCATATCTGGACGCTCTTCAAGCCGTGCAAGACAGTGGTCTTCCATATTCAAACGAAAAGTACAACGGTAGCCGAATGATACAGGTTGCATTTACCGAAGGTTGCACAGCTCAAAAGTACATGAAGGAATCCGGCGATTTTTTGGAAATTTCCTTTAATTATCCACGTAATGAAAATAGCCTGAACGATGTTCTTTCTAAATATTTTTTCAGTTTTTGTAAATATTGTCCCGCATCTGGTGCGACTTTAACTAGTTATGGCAGTGATGTCGGTAATTGTATTGAAGATTATAAAAATGATACGTCCGACCTTCCTGATAATATGACAAAGGAAGATCAGCTTTTATATTATTTCGAACACCGTGATTAATGCAAAAAAGAAAAACGCCCGGTTTCCCAAGCGTTTCTCCTTGACCTGCTATGCAGCACACGCCGCATAGAATAGTCCATCGCAACTTCTATTCTATCACAAAAAGCGTGCTGCTGCATAGCTTTATTTTTTATACTCTTTTTTAACATTTTGATAGAAAGAAGGTTTTATTATGAGTAGTTCATATTTCCGTCCACAGCCAGAACTGTACGGCTTGCGTGTAGTAAAATACATAAGATGCAGCCATGAAGGACAGGTACTGCACGGTGATACTCTGGAAGCCCAGGACACGCTTCTGAATGAATTCATCGAAGTTAATCACATGGTGCTTGTAGACACTTTCGTTGACGAAGCATTGACAGCCAGAAAAAGATTTACCAAGAGAAAGGAGTTTGTCCGCTTATTGGACGGTGTACGTACGCATTCGTTTGATCTGATCCTTTTCACAAAACTTGACAGATGGTTCCGAAACATTAGTGACTACCACAAAATTCAGGAGATTCTTGACGCGAACGGTGTTCAATGGAAGGCAATCACTGAATCATACGACACTACGACAACCAACGGTCGTCTGCATATCAATATCCGTCTGTCCGTGGCTCAGGACGAATGTGACCGTGACAGTGACCGTATAAAAGACGTATTTGCATACAAGTTAAAAAACAAGTCGTATATATCCGGGCGGCTTCCTCGTGGTTTGAAGCTGGATGCTGACAAGCATATCATTCACGATCCGGAATGGAAACAGTGGGCACTCGATATGTTCGACCATTTTGAGAGCAGCGGAAGTATTTATTCTACTTTCTTATTTCTCACTGATAAATATGGTCCTTTGCTTCGCTATGATGGTGTTAGTCGTGCATTGAAGAATCCTCTGTATAAAGGCATGTACCGTGATGATCCGGAATTTTGTGATCCACTTATTGATCCGGAACGTTTTGATCGTCTTTTTGATCTCGCAAAAAAGAATGTCCGTCAGAGAAAAACCAGACGTTACTATATATTCACTGGTCTGCTCGTCTGCTCCAGTTGCCAGCATAACCTCGTTCCCTATACTATACCGCATACTCTTGCTGATGGTACGCACAAGGATTATGTTTCCTATCGCTGTGGCTATCATTCCAGCTCGCGGCTCTGCGATCGGTCACGTACCTACCGGGAAGAATATATCGAACAATATCTTCTCGATCATGTTCGTCCTGCGCTCTCTCGCTATATGGCTGAATATGATGTCGTTTCTTCCAGCGCATCAAAAAAGGATCCTGCTGCCGAAGCAGCGAAGATCCGCCATAAATTAGAAAAACTATATGATTTGTTTCTTGATGATCTGATAGAAAAAGATCTTTACAGACAGAAGTATGATGAACTGCAAGCTCAACTGAAGGACTGCCTTACGGTGCCTTCTGCTCCTGTTCGCGATTTTTCTGCTGTTCAGGAGTTGCTTTCTAAAAATTGGGAAGATATGTATTGCACTTTCAGCAAGACGGAAAAGAATGTATTCTGGAAGTCTTTCGTTGAATCTATTATAGTCTATGAAGATGGCAACATGGACATTAATTTTTTATGATTTTTTATTTATACTAACTATACCTAACCGTTAGGCAAAGATAATCATAAACCACAAAAATAACCGCCCTGTCTGCAAACTAAGCGGTTATCTTTGATAGATATTCTAAATAGTAAAACGGACTAACCGTCTATCGGTAGCACCCTTTTTCTATAATCATATTATCACGCATCTGTGAAAATGTCAAAAAATTTTTATTTTATATATCGCAAGATCTACACTGAAATCTCATCAGAATATCCCGTTTTTAATTCAATATTCCTGAAAGTAGACTTCTTGCATTGTTCCCCGATGCAATAGATTGTTCAAGTTGTTCAATTGAATCAATAACTGTATTTCCTATCTGTTCAACCATAGTTCGATCCGCTGGTACTGGAATCGGTATATCTGCAATAATATCCGGTTCCAAATGTTCCTGATTTGTACCATACGAATTTTTAAGCATTAAACTTTGTCCTAAACTACTTTGCAAAAATTCGTATAAATAACCTCGCATTGCTATATCTTTACAAACAATCCGAATCAGGTTATTAGTAGCCACATGACCATCATGTTGCTGTAAAGCATATGTCACACGACCTAATGTTCCTGAATCCGATACCAAAATATAACCTTTATGAATCGTAAGAACATCTAATTGTTTTCGTTGTTGAGGTGTTGCTTTAGCACTATCCAAATATTTTACATTATCAGAATTTAACTGTGTCAAAGCAGTACCAGTAAAATATTTTCGAATTGTTGGACCTTCAGTAACACCTACATCCGCATAAGGACGTTTGAATCTTGGTCCATTATATACTTCTGCCAGATCACCCAGTCGATGAATTTCAAACTTGTCACTATCCCCTAATGTGATGACTTGTTTAAATGCTGCATTATACTGAGGTAAATAATGAACTGGATTGAAAGATAGCGAATCTTTATCTAATTCAGAAAAGGCAATAGTATAGCGAAATTCACTTTCTTGTAATGTTCCTTTTATAAAATCATGATAACTTACAGCAATTTCCGATAAATCTTCGTCTAATACGTGCTGCCCATTTTTAATTACTGGATTGCCTTCAGTATCACGTTTCAATATAGCTTCTCCCCTACTGGTTTGTCCAACCTTATTTGAAATTGCCATAAATATCCTATAATCTGGCAATATATGTTTTACTTTACGTAAGAAAATAACAGAGGCTTTCGATCCACAAAATGGTTCAAAAGTATCTTCATGAAGATTTATAACCGCAAGAATTTGCGCATGTTCACAAATTCTTTTTCTCATAGCATATGCCTCACGATTATCCAATTGTCCTTTTGCCATGACAATTCCTATTATTCCATCCTCTTTTACCCACTCAAGACATTTTTCAAGAAATAATACTTCTGGTGCAATCCCCATTTTATTGTTAAGTTTGTCTGAATAAGTCACGCTTCCATCATCATTAGTTTCCCATTGGTGTCCAATTTTATATTGCTCAAGAATAGAATCTTCCTTGACGCGCAAATCATATCCAGATCCAAACGGAGGATTAGTAAGAATGATATCTGGTTTTCCAATTCCACATAACTCATTAAAACGAGCAGACAAATTTTCTACAGAATCAAGGCTATTTGCATGCTCAATACCACCGTGTCCATCTTTTCCCAAAAGCATATTTGCTTTTGCTATTTTTACAAGCTTCGGCGAAATATCTACGCCAAATAATTGATGAACAACATTTCGCTTCAATATTTCTTTTGCATTAGCAGTTCGCGAAGACGAATCAATTGTATCAAAAATATAATTCATAGCAGTAAGAATGAACCCACCACTACCACAAGCTGGGTCTAAAATAATATCTTTTTCAGAAGGTGATGCCATCTTTACCATCATATTAACAACTAATCTATTTGTAAAATATTGTCCTCGTTCGCCTTTTAAATGTGATGCAACATAAACTTCATAAGCAGTTCCAATCACATCATGTGGGGAATCCATAAAGGAGTACTGCTGTAACTGAGATATAACAACAGCAAGTTGACCATTTGAAGCTGTAATAGTTTCTGTGGGAGAAAATACATCTTTATATCTATCTCTAACTGCTTCAAATAATTTCCGTACTCTATTACATGCTGCATCACACTGTTTTGGATTATTAAATTCTTCTGGTGTAATGTGAAAATCACAATCATCTTTTGCAGTAGATTCATCCTCTATCTTTGAAAGAATAATACGAACCATATCAAGTGCTATGTCTTCTGAGTCGATACCTGAACGATAAATTGCATTATGACAACGCCTAAATGCTAATTTAAGATCAACCGGAACAATCAAATCACTTTTTTTATACTTTCCTATACTATCCCACGCCTGTTTATATTTAGGGATTCCCAACCATGGAATCAAATTCCCATTCTGAAAATCTTTACGGAAAAAATCTATTTTATTTCCATTTGTCCAAAACCCACCTTGTGCAGAAGTAGCACTAAGATATGATGCTAATTGCCCGTCAGATGTTGCTATAGATGGAGCTTTAATTTCTGCAATTATAAAAATATTTCCCTGATCTCCGCTTGCACATGCTTCAGGTGAATTATAAATCACAATATCAGCACGCTTATTTTCACGCCCAATATTAATAGTACGTTCCAATGCTATATTAGACGCTGGATATCCAAATTCATGAATAATTATTTGTGTCATTTTTTGACGAATTCTTTCTTCAGGTGTGTTTGCCCTATGTATATTACTGTCTAGGCAATCAATAATTTTTCCTTGAGCATCAAGATTAATTTGAAATTCTTGAGCTTCAACCCAACTATCAATATCTGACATATTATTCCTCCCTTTTTCCATCATATATCTCATTATAACCTTTTACCTAAAATATCGCAACGAATTGTTTTTTGTACACTATGCACTAAAATATCGAATAATATATTTCTTGCCGAAATTAATATATTACTCATAGCCATCTAAAAAACTCCTGCTACACTCTCTTTTCCATGATTCTCTGGTCACTATTCGATGTAATTTCGTATAGGAACTTCTTTTCCGTTGATAAGAAATTTATCCTGTCTAAAAGCTTTTAAAATCTGAAGCGACATAGGTTCCAAAATACCTTTATTTTTATCTTCCAACAATAAATCTATTTTTTCAAAAATAGATTTTGTTGTTAAACTCTCTAATTGACTCTGTAAGTTTAATTTCTGTTCTTCCGTCAGGACCGTATCTGATACTGCTGTATTACGCAGTAAATTAATACAAACAACTAATATTTCTGCACTTTGTTTTGCTTGAACAACTACGTCTTCTATTTCTTGTGCTGACATTAATATTTTTTCATGATTATCCTCTTCTACTTCTTTCTCCGGAACCAAATCACATTCTGCTACCAACTGCTTTTTTTGAAATTCTTGTGCCTCTTTTATCAATCTTAACGCTTTTGGCTCTTCTCCTCTAAGAGCTGCTTTGACACCAGAAAAAATATTTCCCGCATTTTGAACAAGCATCTTAGATTTTTCTTTTGCTACAGGTACTGCTTTTTCTTCCATCCATACTTCAAAATGTTGATATCCAATTCTTAGTAATTGCTCCATTGCTTCTTGGGAAATTGGAACAATAATTTCCTCCCAGACAATCTGTTTCCAGGTTCTCCCTTCGCAGGACAATTCCTTTCCTCGTCGGATCACTTCATCATCTGTAGCTTCAATAATATCCAACGGTCCATCCATATTATTATTTTCTGTAAATTGAAGTGCTACTCTAGAACCATCTTTGTTTACCTTGGTATTCTGATGATTACCTTTTTTTCGAATAACCTTATACAATTTTTCTTCGATAACTTTTTCTTTTTGATCCATAGATATTGCTCCTATAAAATAATATTCAATAATGGATAAAAGTTCTTCATTAACGCCAACTACTCAGGGATTTCTACATCTTGGCTATTTTCATTGTTTAACGCCTCTTTTTGCAGTTCTTCAATTTCTCGAATAAATTTTTTCCATTGTTTCTCAATTTTGTAAGTATTTGATTTTAAAGGCTCATCTGCGTCATACATAATTGCTAGAATCCAATCATGTACAGTATAGTAAAATTCTTGAACGCGGCTTTCACTAATAGGTACACCTATTCGGTCTATTACTGACAAGCGTATCATATAACAAACAAGTTCAAAATATATAATAAAATCTCGACCTTTTACTATTCTAAGCGGTTTTTTGGATTCACTCAAAAAATGAGAATACCAATTTCGTGTTTCCGATAATCTAGCCATAAATTTATAACTCGTAACTTTCAGCAGAGGCATAATTCCACATGCATATTTTCTATGGTAACTAAAAAAATATTTTTTACAAAGTGAATAGACTGCTGCCATATAATCCCCTACATTGCCTTTTCGAGATTCTGGATATTTATTCTTTATTTCCTGTTTTACTGCTTGTAATTGATGCTTATCGGCTTCATATAGCCCATCAATAACGTGAAGCAACAGTGTCATTTTATGGTTTGTTATTACATGGTCATATGCTTTAGATAAAAGACACTGAAACGAATATATCGGATACAAACTTATTTTTCGTAACTCTTTTATCTTTTGCGCATTCAATGTCGTTTCATCAATATCACAAATGACCAAATTATCTTTTAAAAAATTATTACTTGTTTCATATTTAGCCGCTCGTTTTGATATATCCATTTCATTCCCATTTATATTAAGCGATTCCATAAAAGGAAATGATCCTAAATAAAAAAAGAGCAAATTTTCCAAATCCGAAAGGAGTTTCTTTGTTTTTTCTTCTCCTGCCTTTCCACTTATTTGTATAATCAATTCTTGCTGCCTACTTTCCAATTCAACTTTGCAATTATCGATTTTAACCATAAACTTTTGAATCGGATGTCTGCTAATTACTTTCGACTTGTATTTTGCTAAAACCCGAGTCATAACTTATCCTCCTAACCTATCTCCAAATACCTTTCATGCCTTTGTTACAATCAGTTTACCACGTTCACATTGAACATGCACCTTATATTCTCTGGTTCAAATTCATATCTCCTATCATCAAAAAGTATGCAAGCAACACTTTGCACTTACACATACACCAAATTTTTTAATACAATTTCTTCTGCACGGGTCTTTATATTATTCATTAAACCAACCCATTTCATTTGATTCCGCAACTTTAATTCTTCAGTTACACCCTGTTTTTCTGCCATCTGCTCCATAAGCATTTCTACCCGTTCTCTGGCTTCCTGATCAATCTGATTCAAGTGTTCCGTCAACTTTCCAGTCAATATGATCTGTGTTCCTTCAGAAACTGTTTTCGCAGCATTCCATATTTTCCATATATCGGTTCTTCTTCATTCAGTGCCAAATCTGGCAAATAATAATCTCCATACAAAGTATAGCTTAATCCGTTCTTTTCATCATAAATGTGTTTTTCCATGATTTTATCTCTCCATTTCTCTGTTTTTTGATTTACTTTTCTTACGTTGCTGATTCTCCATCTCACTCTTTTTTATTCCCCATGCCAATCTTTCGTGAATACTTACCTTTGGCATTTGTTCCATCCGTCGCTTTTCTTCCAGAGCTTTCTCGCTTTGAATATCCTGCTGTACTGCCACATCTACAGTTTCTATTCCAAGAACACGCACAACACGATCATACCTATCAGAAACATCTTGTAATATATCTTTTTCTTCTGACAATTTCTGATTGTCTTTACGCATATCATTCAGTTCTCTCTGAATACCATTATATTTCTGTTCAAGCTTTTGATATTTCCCTTTCCAGCTTTCCACCTCTTTCGTAAGTTCTTTAACCTGAGCTGCCATTGCAGCGACCTTATTCTTTAATTGAATAAACAACGGTTTAATCTTTTTATCCCGGTAAATTACTGCCCGTTCCAGAGTACCAGCCTCCGGCAGTAACATTTTAACAGTTCCATATTCTTTGATTTCTTTGCTCACCTTATCCATAATCGGCTGTAGCTGTTCTCTACGATTTTCCAGGCTTTTTAGTTCTTTTTCTGCGTCCTCTGACCTTTGTTCTGCTTCTTGCCTCGCCTTGATTGCCTGTTCCTTATCATCTTTTAAAGTCTGGATATCTGCTCTGGATTCTGCAATTTGCGCTGTCAGTTCTTCATTCTCTGCAGTTAGATACTCTTTCTCCTGCTCTAATTTCTGTACTTCCTTTTTCCGTTCTTTTTTCTTGAAGTTATAGACATCCAGATGTTCCTCATGAGTACCTTTCTGTTCCCATTCAATTCCATACTGCTTTGCAGTCTCTGCCAGAACTTCTTTTTCATGATTTATCCACTGATTCAGTTCCGTATCATGCTTATTTCCACCTTGAAATCCAAGACTTTTTAATGCCTGTTTCAGTGAAACTCTGGTATCCATTCCTTTTCCTTTCCAGCCCGTCACATAAGGAATAAAGTCAATATGGAGATGTGGAGTAGCCTCATCCTGATGCAGATAGCAACTAAATACCCGAAGTGTCGGATTCCGTTTCTGGAAATCTTTTACATACTCATCCAGTACGTTTACAGCCAGATCTCCTGCTTCTGTTCCAACAGCCATATCTTCTCGGTTTCCAATCTGGAAAATCACTTCATGGAACAACTTTTCCTGTTTTCCCTGCCGGATTTTTTCATAGTAATTTGTAATCTTCCGGTCTTTTCTTTTCCCGGTATTGTATCTCTCCACAGCATCATCAAATAACTCTTTGTAAACTTCTTTCAGATTTTCATTCTGGTAACAAATATTTAATTGTACTCTGTCTGGGTCTACATTCTCTGCGAAAAACTCTCTCCTGTTATGAGCCAGAGAACCTTTCCCAATCATACCGCTAATTGTTCGTTTTATCATAATGTTTCTCACCTCTTTTCTAATCAAGTGCTAGATATGGCACATAATTTTTATTCACGCCAGTAATAGCGATATTAAGAAACTTTCGCCGGATACGGCGGTTTTGTTACTTTTGTCAAAAGTAACGCAAAAGCACTTTCGACAGCCGTAC